CGCCCGCCGTTATGTGAAGCTGCGAATGCCATGTCACCGCCACGCCGCTGCAACGAGAGCAGAATTGCCGGAGCCGTTCCAGGTTGCGGTGAAGTTCGCGGATCCCGCGGCTAGGCCCGTGGCACTTGCAATCGTGTTCAGCGAGAAGCCGCTGATCTGGAAATTCGGGTGATCCTGGGTGAACGAGCCGGAGCTACCGCTCACGATGTCCGTGGTCGATGCCGCCGCCTGCTGCCCCGATCCGATGATGGCGACGCCGCCCGCGCTCACAGAAAGGGACGGCGTCGTCAGCGACGATACGCCGGCGCCGGCTGCCTGGTCGCTTCCTGTTGGGGTGAACGAAAGAAGCCCGGTGATCGTGTAGATATCGATCGCCACCGGCAGTCCGTCCCCCACGGCCGCGTATGTGACGGAGACGGTCGCAGTTGTCCCGGACGGTACATTGAGGCAGCCAATGCACTCGTTCATGCCGTTCGCCTGCGCCTGGTTGACCAGCGCCGCAGCACTTCCAATCGAAACGGCGGTAGCCGCTGAGTTAAATCCGAGCCCGGAGAACACCGCCACGACGAGCCGATCGGCGGCCGCCGCGCCGATATTTGCAACAACCGCGGCCACGTTGCTCAAGGTGGATGCCGAAGCGGACCCGATATAGGTGAGCACCGGCGCCGCCGGCGCAGCGCTGCCGCTAGCTGGCCGATTAAGGCGCCGATTTGCGATAATGCTGGGCACGTTGGCGAGCTCGCTTACGCTAATCGAGGAGAACGCCGATGCGCAACTTGATGCCGGCGGCCGTATAGGTCGGCGTGCCCGAATTGCAGATCGCCGCGATATAGCCATTCGACGTGCCGGTCGCCGCCTTGATGGGCTGGCCGATGTTGCCTGTCTTTGCCACCGAAACGCCGCCGAGATCCTTGTAATCCGCTGCCGCGACGGAGAACGGGCCCACGAGATTGACGGCATTGGCACCGCTGATCGAAGGCGCGGAATTCTCGGTTCCGAGCGACACGTTGGCCGAGGAATAATAGAAGTCGATCGCCTGCTTCTGATCGTCCTGGTCGATGACCTGGATCGATTGCAGCACCCCGGTGCCGTCCCCGATCCGGAACAGGGCTGTCAGCACCTGGGTGTCCGCCAGGACGTCGCCGGCGGCGTATGCGGCCGTATCCAACGATAGCGTGACGTCGAACAGCGTGGTGATGCCGCCAGTGTTGCCGGCATACCCCTGATCACTCGCGATCGTGACCGGCGCCGAACCGACCTTCGCCGTCTGCCCGGCGGCCGAGAATTGAGAGCTGTCGATGACCACGCGTTGGGTTCGCGTTCCACCGGTGCCGACGCCAAGGTCCCAGGCGGTCGATCCGATTGCCGTGACGAGCGCCTGCAGGCTCTTGCTGATCTGCTTTGAGATCGCCGTGAGCCCGACGGCGGTGCCGTCCGTCTGGGTCGCGGCCGCGTCGCCCGCCTTGCCGAGGACCTCGGCGTTGGCGCTGTCGACCAGGCCGTGCTTGGTGACGTTCTCATCGGTGTTGACGAGCCAGGTGCTGAGCTTCGCAGCCAGGCCCGTCGTGAAATCCTTGACGCTAACAAAGGCCATCGTTTCGTTCCCTATGCTGCCGCGGCAACCCAGCCGGCCCAGTCGTCATCGGTCACGCCGGTACCGGCGGCCGAGACCACGATCGTGAAATTCCAGTCGAGGACGGACCCCACCCCGTTGTCCGCATGCACGGTGATTGGCTTGTTGCCTGCGGTGAGCGCGGCCGCGACCTTCAGCTGGTTGCCGGTGATCGAGAACAAACCGCCCGGATTGCTGGTCAGCGTGAATGTGTAAGCGCCGCTGCCGTTGACGACGGACAGCGTCCCGACCAGGTCGCCGATCGCCGCCGCATCTGTCGTCGACGAGCCCGACAGCACCATGATCGGACCGGTGCCGACCACGGGCAGGCCTCCGGACGCCACTACCGTGACAGCGATGCCGAATCCGTTGGTCGCGATCGACACCGGCACGCCGAGGCCATTCGCGGCCTCGGTGACCGGAAGGCCGCCGCTCGGGACGATGACGACGGGAAGGCCCATCAGAGGCCGCTCGCCTGCTTGATGATGCGGGCAACCTCAACGTTCCAGCCGGCCAGCGCGAGCTTGTGGGCGGAGACGGCGCCGGCGTTGATCTGGGAGACCAGCTCGGCCGCCTGCATGGGCGACACGCCAAGGCGATGCAACGGCCCGTGCGTGGCATTCGGCGCGCCGGCGGTGAGCTGGCGATCGATCTCGATCGCGAGTGGCCCCGGAATGCCGCCGCGGCAAAGGGTGTCAGCGCGTGCCATCACATTGCTCCTGGTTGAGCCGCCGGCTTCGGCGGGTTCTTTGCCTGCTCGATCTTGGCGCCGAGCAGCTCGAGCTCGAGGGCGCCCTTCTCCATCGCCTGGGCATGCGCCGCGGCCTCATCGAGCCGCTTGGCGTCCATCAGCTGCAGCTGCTTGTCGTTGACCGCGAGCTTGCCGGCGCGATCGGCCTGCCGATCGGCGGCCGCCTGCTCGGCCTCCCGGGCCCGGATCTGGCGCTCCTGGTCGGCGTCGGCGGCCTTGATGCGTGCCTCGAGCAGCCGCGCCTCGGCCTCGGCCGCGATCTTCTGGGCGCCGGCCTGGCGCTCCTGGTTCTTCGCCGCGGCCGTCTCGGCGTCGGTCTTGGCCTTCAGCTGCTTGGCCTGGGCGTCCGCCTGGGTCTTGGCGGCATCGGCCTGCGCCTTGACCTGGTCGGGGCTCGGCGGCTTCGGCTGGCTCGCCATCTGGGCGAGCTGGTCGGCGAACTCGTCGATCGCCTGCTCGAGCGGCCGCCCCGCCCGGAATTGGCTGGCCATGAACTTCAGCGTCTCGGCCGCCATGCCGGCGGCCTGGGGAACGGTCTGCACGAGCGGCAGCGCCTCTTTCATGAAGCCGCCGATCGCGGTGACGAACTCGGTGGCGCGCTGCTTCTGGGCGTTCTCGTCGGGCGCGATCGTCGAGTCCGTCTCGATGTCGAGGACGAACGGCCGGATACGCTGCTCGCGCAGCAGCGCCAGGACCTGCTCGAGCGTCACGGTCTGCTTGATCTTCTCGATCTGCCCCTGCAGGCCCTGCAGCTGTTGCTTGGCCTGGCCGATGATCTGTTGGGCCTGCTGCGGGTTCTGCTGCGCCAGGCGCTGGGTCTCGGGATCCCGGCCGGCTTCGGCGAGCTCGCGCTCGAGGCGCTGCGCCTGCATCGCCAAGGGCTGGATCTGCTGCGCGACCTGGGCGTTGGTGGCGATCTCGAGCTGCGACATTTCCAGCAGCGTCTGCGGCTGGAAGTTCTCCGCCATGATCTCGGCCGCGATCCGGACGATGTCCCGCGCGATCCGCACCATCTCGTCGCGGCGATCGCGGATGCGCACCGAGCCGTAATTGCTTTTCAGCTGCTGGGCGGTCGCGGTCTCGCTCGCGTCGGTCTCGCCGCGCATGATGTCCGACAGGCCGGTGATCTGGTAGACGTCATCCATCAGCTCCTTGCGGAGCGCGATCACTTCTTTCAGCACGGCTGCGATCTGGTCGATCGGCAGCCAGACGATCATATCCTTGACACCGCCGCTTCCGACCATGGCCCAGTTCGAGACCGGCATGAGCAGCTGATTGTCCGTCGTTTCCTTGACCGCGGCCTCGATCGCGTCGCTGAGATCGCCGGCGCCGGAGGGGTAGAAGCCCTTCACCTTGAGCGCATCGCACAGCGCGCCGATCCGCGCGGTGAGCTCGTTAATTTCCTCGATCTGATCCTTGTAGAACAGGAAGTCGGGCACCGGGATCAACGTGCGACGCTGCAGCGTGCCGAAGGCAGGCCTCGGACACGGGAAGAAGCCCTCGAGCTTGAGGTGCGGCTCACCCTCATCGAGATTGACCTCGCAGCCGTCGGCGACCCACACAACCTTGTTTTGCGACTTCGACCAGAGCTCCCAGACGCCGGCCTTCAGCCTGCCGTCGTCGGCGTCCTCGGCATCCTTGCGCTTGGCGTAGGTCGCCGACTTGTAGGCATCGCCCGATGTCTTCTTGAACCGCGATCGCATCTCGCCGCGGGTCATCCAGGACTTGCCGGCGACCCAGTCGACGTCAGCCCACTTGCGCTGCATGTCGTGGACGAAATCTCGCCGATCCTTGTGCTCGACGCAGACGCTTTCCTTGAAATCCTTGCCCTTCCCTTTCGCCTCGTAGCGAACCCACGGGACGCCGCGGCCGTTGATCGTCAGATCGTCGCGCACCAGGCGCATCAGCTGGTCGAGATCCTGCGTCTCGAAGCTCACGATCGTGGTGCGCTCGAGCAGCTCCGAGGCAAGGCGCGGGACAGGCCTGCGATCCTTGAAGCGCGGCACCACAACCGGTACCGGTGGCCGCGAATAGACCGATGGTCCGAGAACGCAGACGTTCGCCCAGAACAGCTGCATTTCGCGGTCGCGGGCCACGTTGGCCAGGCGCTCGAGATCCGCGTACAGCTTGTCGATGCTGTCGCATTTGGCCTGATAGGTCTCGAGGACGCGCTCGGCGTCGTCGATCATCTTCAGCCAGGCCTTCGACGACTTCGCCGCCGGCGCCTGGTCCTCGCCCGCCTCGCCGTCCGGCAGTTGGTCGTTCTCGTAGCGCTCGGCCATCAGGCGCTCGCCAAGAGCAGCAGGCCCCACCAAAAGCCCTTGCACGCGATGTGCAGGCTTTGGTCGGTGTTGTATGAGAGCCGCCCGCGGCACTTCGCATGGTCGATCACCGCATGGGCGACGAACTCGGCGCCGGCGAGGACCCAAGAGCCCGTCACCAGCCGCACAGCACCGGCGTGAACCGCAGCGTGCGACAGCAGCGCAAGGGGCCAGATCGCCTCGCCCGAAATGAGCTGCAGCGTCGGGTTCTTCGCCTTTGAAAGCCAATCGCCCTGCAGCGGATAGTCCGCTACAGCGTGGCCGATCAGCATCCAAAGAAGCGGATCAATCATACTCGGATCCTCACTCCGCTCGGCGGCGCCGGCGGCAATGGCAACGGCACCTGGCCGGGCCCGGGCTTGGGCTTCTCGTCCTCGGGCGGCTTGCGCGTCCAGGGCCGCGACATGCAGCCGTATCGAACCATGTCAGCCGCGTGATCTTCCTGCGTCGTGTCGAGATCCTCGGGACGGTCAGGGTCGTGCTGCAACGCCGGCAGCGTCCGGATGGTGTGGACGCACGTCTCGAAGAACAGCAGCATCGGCCTCATATCTTCGTCGCCGATCAGCCGCCCGCGGACCTGGTCCCAGCCGCCCATGGCCGCTGGGTCACTCGTTTGTTGTCTGCCGGCGTGAAGGTCACGCCCTTGCCGTGGGCCTGCATCATCTCCGCGATCGACGGGCCGCCATCCTCGGCAAACGCGGCAGGGTCGAGCTTGCCGTACGTGATCGTGTCGCCCTGCTCGAGCCTGCGAACTTCCTTGCCGACCGTCGCCGCCGGCAGCTTCACGCCGACGTTTGGCTTGAACTTCCCGACCTTGTCGACCGAGATGCCGTAGTACTCGCGGTACATGACCAGGCAGCCGCGAGGGAGCGAATGGCCGTCGGGCGTGATGAAGTCATCCTCGACGACAGCGAACCAGCCGAACGCGAAGGGCTTGGCCGAGCCCCAGTCGCCGGCGCGAAAGCGAAGCCACCTCTCCGGGATGACAAACGGCTTGCAGACGTGCTTGACGCGCGAGTAGCAGTCGAAGAAAGCGCCCTCGATGATGTCCCAATCGCCATCACGCATCGCCTTCACGAGCGCTTCCGAACCGAGGCCAGAAAGCCGCGCCTCATATCCCGGATCCTGCTCGGTCATCGACGGATTGTCGTCGAGCCTGGCCGGGATGTATTGGCGGAGCATGCCGCCTTCGCTCTCGACGGCCCGATAGGTCTCCAGCGGGACGGCGCCGTCAATGAAGGTGGCCTTCACGAATTGATGGCCGATGCCGCCCGGGTTGGCACCGCAGAGGATCCGCGGGAAGCGCCCTTTCAGCACCTCCGGTACCTTCGACAAGATGCCGACCATGCGCACGCGGTTGCGCAGGAAACGGTAAATCACCTCGGTGAAGTGCGTCAGCTCGTCGATCAGCAGCACGTGGATCTCGGCCCCCTGGTACTTGAAGCGGTGCTTCTCATCCTTGCAGTGGCAGAGATAGATCTTCGAGCCGTTCCAGAACCTGATCTCGTCCTCGATGATGCGGACGAAGCCGCAGCGCTCCCAGCCGGCGAGCATCGCGCGAAAGCCGTTCGGGCCTTCCATGTGGTTCTTGATCAGATCGTCGCGCAGGCGCCGGAAGAAATAGACCTGCAGGCCAAAGATCATCGTGCACCAGATCACCGCGGCCACGCGCATCAGGTGCGATTTGCCGCCGCCGGCGGCGCCCCCGTAGAGGATCTCCGTGGCCTCGGAGTTGAACGCTAGCTCCTGCTTGGGATGGAGCTCGAGGTCGAGCTCGGCATCAGCCTGCTGAACGGCGGCGGGCATTGAGGTTGACGACGGGAACGAGGTTCAGCGTGCCGTCGAGCTTGACCTCTTTCTTGAACATGCCGAGGTGCGTGCCGATGTCGACCAGCGCAGCGCGCTTGTCGTGCAGCTTGAACGTCACCTTGCGAACCTCGCGACCGCGGCGCCGGCGGAGCTCGCCGCCCTGCGGCTGCGGTTCAGCCGTGTCCTCAGCTGTCCTGGCGTCGACAAAGTCCTCCACCGTGAATGACGCGATCGCAGCGGCCTGGTCGCGCGTCACCGCGGAAAGATCAATGAACGGTTCGCCCTCGCCGTTGATCCTGGCGTAATCCAGCATGTTCGCGAAGCCGATCTTGGCGAGCTCCTCGATCACCTGCTCGGCGGTGATGACGGCGCGCTCGACAACCTTTTCCGTCACGCGGCTGTCGAGATAGCTCAGTCGAGCCTTGAACTC